TCCGGTGCGCGAGTGGCAGAAGATGCGCGAGAGGAACGAAGCCCTCGACTGCTACGTGTATGCCCGCGCCGCCGCTGCGGCCGCAGGGCTCGACCGTTTCGAGGAGCGCCATTGGCGTGAGCTAGAACGGCAACTCGGCGTGGCGAGGCCGCCCGACGAGCCTCCACCCCCACAAGACTCCGATTCGAACGAGGCCACCCATCGCGGTGGCCTCGCCGCTTCTGGAACCCGAAACACCGGCCGGCGCGTGATCAAGAGCCGCTGGCTGACGTGATGAGGACAACGTGACCTACACCCTCGAACAGCTGGACGCGCTCAAGCGTGCGCTGGCCACTGGCGAACGCCGCGTCACTTTCGGCGACAAGACGGTCGAGTACCGCTCGATCGACGAACTGTGTGCCGCCATCCGCGCCGTGGAGTCCGAGCTGGCACGCGGCGCCGGCTCGGCGTCCACGCGCCAGATCCGCGTCACGACCGCCAAGGGCTTCTGATGGCCTGGTTCTCGCGCCTCAAGCACCGCCTGTTCGGGACCACGCCGACCTACGACGGCATCGGCGGCGGTCGCCGCGCGCTGGCCTGGCAGGTCGGCAACCCCGGCGCAGTAGCGGCGCTCGCCTTTACCCAGAACGAGCTGCGCGCCAAGAGCCGCGATCTCGTGCGCCGCAACGCCTGGGCGGCCGCCGGTGTCGAGGCCTTCGTCGCCAACGCCATCGGCACCGGCATCAAGCCCCAGTCGATGGTGGAAGACAACGCCCTGCGCGAAGCCATCCACGCCCTGTGGTGGGACTGGTGCGAGGAGGCCGACACGGCAGGCCTCACCGACTTCTACGGCCTGCAGGCGCTCGCCTGCCGCGCGATGCTCGAAGGCGGCGAGGCGCTGGTGCGCCTGCGCTGGCGCCGTCCCGAGGACGGTCTACCGGTGGGTCTGCAGCTGCAGGTGCTCGAGCCCGAACACCTGCCGGCCACGCTGAACCGCGAACTGGCCAACGGTCACGTGATCCGCGCCGGCATTGAGTTCGACCGGCTGGGCCGACGCGTGGCCTACCACCTCTACCGCTCGCATCCTGGTGACGGCAGCCTCGCGCCGATGTCGGGCACGGGCGGCATGGACACCGTGCGGGTGTCGGCGGACGAGGTGATCCACTTGTTCCGGCCGCTGCGCCCGGGACAGATCCGAGGCGAGCCCTGGCTGGCCCGCGCGCTCGTCAAGCTCAACGAGCTCGATCAGTACGACGACGCGGAACTGGTGCGCAAGAAGACGGCGGCGATGTTCGCCGGCTTCATCACCCGGCTCTCACCCGAAGACACCCTGATGGGTGAAGGGCTGCCGGACGCCCAGGGCGCGGCGCTCGCCGGCCTCGAGCCCGGCACCCTGCAGATCCTGGAGCCCGGCGAGGACATCAAGTTCTCGCAGCCGGCCGACGTGGGATCGAGCTACGCCGAGTTCATGCGCCAGCAGTTCCGGGCGGTGGCAGCCGCGATGGGCATCACCTACGAGACGCTCACCGGGGATCTCACGCAGGTGAACTACTCGTCCATCCGCGCGGGGCTCTTGGAGTTCCGCCGCCGCTGTGAGGCGATCCAGCACGGCGTGATCGTGCACCAGTTGTGCCGGCCCGTCTGGCGCGCATGGATGGAACAGGCGGTGCTGGAAGGCGCGCTGACCTTGCCCGGCTTCGCGCGGCGCCGGCGCGAATTCCTCGCCGCGAAGTGGATTCCGCAAGGCTGGCAGTGGGTCGATCCGAAGAAGGAGTTCGACGCGATGCTCACCGCCATCCGCGCCGGTCTCCTGTCCCGCTCCGAAGCGATCTCGGCCTTCGGCTACGACGCCGAGGACATCGACCGCGAGATCGCCGCCGACAACGCCCGCGCCGACGCGCTGGGCCTGAAGTTCGACTCCGATCCGCGCCATGACCGCGCGCCGGCCGCCGCGCCGGTTCGCGAACCCGAGGAAGACTGACATGCCCCTCTTTCATCTGGCGTCCCGCGTCGTCGGGACGCCGCTGCTCATCGCCCGCGCGAAGCTCGACGTGATCCTGGCCGTGCTGGGCTCGCGCATCGGTTTGCCGGAAATCGACTTGGCACTGCCGCCGATCCCGGCCAAGTCGATGACGCCCGAGATCCCCGGCATCGCGGTGATCCCGATCCACGGCACCCTGGTGCGCCGCACGCTCGGACTGGAGGCGGCCTCCGGTCTGACTTCCTATGACCAGATCGCCGCGCAGCTCGACGCCGCCGTGGCCGATCCGCAGGTGGCCGGCATCCTGCTCGACATCGACTCACCGGGCGGCGAGGCCGGCGGCGTGTTCGAGCTGGCCGAGCGGGTGCGCGCCGCGAGTCAGCAAAAACTCATCTGGGCCCACGCCAACGACGCGGCCTTCTCGGCGGCCTACGCCATCGCCTGCGCCGCCGAGCGGCTCACGCTGTCGCAGACGGCCGGCGTCGGCTCGATCGGCGTGATTGCGCTGCACGTGGACCAGTCGGTCAAGGACGCCAAGGACGGGCTTGCCTACACCGCCCTCTACGCCGGCCACCACAAGAACGACTTCACGCCGCACGCGCCGCTCTCGCCGCAGGCCGCCATCGCCCTGCAGAACGAGGTGGACCGCCTCTACGGAATCTTCGTCGCGCAGGTCGCGCGGATGCGCGGCCTCGACGAGGCGCAGGTGCGAGCCACCGAGGCGGATCTCCTCTTCGGCGAGCAGGCCGTGACCGCCGACCTCGCGGATGCGGTGACCGGCTTCGACGCAGTGCTCGGTGAGTTTGCCGAAGCGCTGCGTGCCAAGGGTGCCCTGGCGCACCGGCCCACCACCCCGACCCGGGGTGGTCGTCCTTCTTCCTCCCGTCGACCGCACAAGGAGCACACGATGCACGAACACGACCCGAACCTCGATCCCGAGCCGATCCAGGCCGATGCCGGCCAGCCGCCGACAGCCGGCGAGGCGCCCGCCAGCAGCCAGGATGCCGCGCCGCAGGAGCACGCCTCGACACACGAGGATGCGCTGGCGATCGCCGAGCTTTGCCTGCTGGCCGGCACACCCGAGCGCACCGCCGAGTTCCTCGCCCAAGGCCTGAATGCACAGCAGGTGCGCCGCGCCTTGCTCGACACGCGAGCCACTCAGCCCGAGATCGCTTCGCGCATCTCGCCCGAAGCCTCGACGACCAGCCGGCCCGAGGCCAGCCCCGTCATCGCCGCCGTCAAGAAACTCACCCACAAGGAGTAAGTCATGCCCGCGATTCAAGAACCCAACAACCTGGGCGACCTGCTCAAGTACGAGGCGCTCAACCTCTATTCCCGCGACGTCGCCACCGTGGCGGCGGGCCAGAACCTCGTGCTCGGCACCGTGGTCGGCCGCGAGACGGCCACCGCCAAGCTCAAGGCGCTCGACCCGGTCGCCACCGACGGCACCGAGGTCGCCGCGGGCGTCCTGGCCGCCGATACGGACGCGAGTCTGGCCGACCGTGACGACAGCCTGCTGATCGCCCGCCACGCTATCGTCGCCCACTCGGCGCTGGTCTGGCCCACCGGCATCACCCCCACCGAACAGGCCGCCGCCATCGCCCAGCTGGAAGCACGCGGCGTGCTCGTCCGCACCAGCGCCTGACGAGGAACGATCACCATGCAGAATCCCTTTCACAACCCCGCGTTCTCGATGGCCGCGCTCACGGCGGCCATCAACATCCTGCCTAATCGCTACGGGCGGCTGGAGGAACTGAACCTGTTCCCGGCCAAGCCAGTGCGCACGCGTCAGATCATCGTCGAGGAGATGAACGGCGTGCTGAACCTGTTGCCGACCCTGCCGCCCGGCTCGCCCGGCACCGTGGGCCGGCGCGGCAAGCGTAAGCTGCGCTCCTTCGTGATCCCGCACATCCCGCACGACGATGTGGTGCTGCCCGAGGAGGTCCAGGGCATCCGCACGTTCGGCTCGGAGACCGAGACCGAAGCCGTCGCGGGCGTCATCGCTCGCCACCTGGAGACCATGCGCAACAAGCACGCGATCACGCTGGAGCACCTGCGCATGGGCGCGCTCAAGGGCGTGATCCTGGATGCCGATGGCTCGGTCCTGTATGACCTGTTCGCCGAGTTCGACATCACGCCGCAGACCATCGCCTACGACCTCGGCAATACTGGCACCAATGTAAAGGCGAAATGCCTGGCGACCCTGGCGGCGATCGAGGACAACCTCAAAGGCGAGTTCATGAGCGCCGTCCATTGCCTGTGCTCGCCCGAGTTCTTCGCGGCGCTGACCGGCCACGCCAAGGTCGAGAAGGCCTTCGAGAACTGGCAGCAGGGCGCGGTGCTCATCAACGACGTGCGGCGCGGCTTCACCTACGCCGGCATCACCTTCGAGGAGTATCGCGGCCAGGCCACCGATGCGGACGGCAACGCGCGGCGCTTCATCGCCGCCGGCGAGGCCCACGCCATCCCGATGGGCACGGTCGACACCTTCGGCACCTACTTCGCCCCGGCCGACTTCAACGAGACGGTGAACACGCTGGGCCAGCCGCTCTACGCCAAGCAGGAACCGCGCAAGTTCGATCGGGGCACCGACCTGCACACCCAGTCGAACCCGCTGCCCATGTGCCACCGCCCGGGCGTGCTGGTGAAGCTGACCGTCTGATGGCGCGCATCGAGGACCTGTACGCGGCGGCTGCGAGCGCGGGGCTGCTGGTGGAGGCCGAGGTCGGCGGGCGGATCGTCATGGTGGACTTCCGCGCCCCGGACGAGACCGTGCTCGACGGCCTCGCGCTCTCCACCGATTACACGATGCGCTTCCCCGCCTCGGCGCTGCTCGATCTGGCCGTGGGCCAGGCCGTGAGCATCGGCGGCGCGAGCTATCGCGTGCGCGACCTGCGCGCCATCGGCGACGGCAGCGAACGCCGTGCCGCCCTGTCACGCGAGTAAGACGCCATGAACTCGATCCGCGAGCTCATCCTGCGCGAGCTGGTCGCGCGCTGCGCGACGGCCGTCGCACCCGCGCCGGTGCTGCGTTGCCCGACCATCCCGGTCACGCGGGAGGCCAGCCCCGCGCTGCTGCTGTTCGTCGAAGGCGACACGATCACCGCCCATGCCAACGCCCTCGTCGACCGGCAGCTGACCGTGCGACTCGTAGCGCTCGCGCGCGGCGATGACGCCCTCGACACGGCCGACCGCCTGGTGGTCGCGGCCCATGCCGCGCTGATGGCCGACACCAACCTCGGCGGGTTCGCGCTCGGCCTGCGCGAGATCGATTGCGAGTGGGATACCGAGGACGCCGACGCCGGCGCCGCCGCAACACCTGCTCGCTACGAGATCCGCTACCGGACGCTGGCCGCCGATCTCACCCGACACGGATAACACCCATGACCCTGCAACTCATCAAACCCCACACCCATGCGGGGCGCTTGTACGCGCCCGGCGAACGGCTCGACCTCGACGAGGCCACGGCCCGCTGGCTGATCGAACAGGGCGTCGCCCGGGCAACCGACGCGACGCCCGACGCTTCCCCCAAAACCCGTAAAGGAGACTGACCATGCCCTATTTCTCCGGACAGGGGCGCGTCTACATCGGCGCCCGCGACACCGCCGGCAACCCGCAGGGGTTGAACTACGTCGGCAACGTGCCCGAGCTCAAGGTGTCGCTCTCGGTCGAGACCCTGGAGCACCAGGAATCGACCAGCGGCCAGCGCCTCACCGA